CTCCATCTGCGGGGCGGTGCCCGCTGCAAAAAAGGTCTGGACATCCGCAGGAAGCACCAGCGTTTCCAGCGCCCCGTGCCGGTAGCCTGCCAGCGTGTAGGTGCAGCTGAGGATGCAGCCGTCGGTGTCCTGCTCCTGTGCCTTGCCGCTGTCCAGCAGCAGAGCCGTGTAGGTGCCGCCGTCCGGCAGAGCCAGCTCCACCGTGCCGCCCAGAAAAGCCGCCGTCAGGGCGCTGCGCTTGGCCGCTGCGTCGGCAGGGCTTGCGCCGTAGATGTCCACCGGCAGCGAGATGGAGCGAAGGCCGTACTGGGTGGAACAGAAGGTGATCCGGCTGCCTGTGTAGCTGGTGAGGTAGTTCTGGGTGAGAGTGCTGCCGCTGACATACCAGCTGGACAGCAGCAGGGCCCCGAACTCGCTGGCCCCGTGGTCGTTGATATAAAAATCTTCCATGGTTCATCACCTCCGAAAGCCCAGTTCCTCGTCCATGTAAGACGCGGTGGTGCGGGCCATTTCTCTGCCGTCCACGTTGAACACCGCCGTCAGGCTGCCCGTGTAGCTGGCCGTGAGCTGCTGCGCTGCCCCGGAACCAGTTCCGTTCTGGGTGCGAGCTATGCTGCTCTGGTTGGCCATGGAGGCCGCCTGCGTGCGCCGGGTGAGCTCTGCGGCGGTGATCGTGTCACTCTGGGTGTAGCCGCTGCTGTCCGGGTGCGGCAGGGCCGGTGTCTCATCGGTGGAGCTGCCGTCATCGGCAGAACCGCCCTTGCGGCCGTACTTCTTCCACAAAAAAAGCCCAAGCCCGGCAATGCCGGCCACCAGTGCGATGATGGCAAAAACCTCCGGGTGGGCTGCAATCAGGCCGCCCACCTTGCCCACAAGGCCCGCCACGGCCTTGCCGATGGTGCCAATGCCGGACACGGCAGCACCCACCAGCTTGCCCATGCCGCCGGAGCCGGACAGCCCGCTGGCAATCTCACCAATGCCCTGGATTGTGGCTCCGGCACCGTTTTTGATGCCGCTGCCCAGGATGCCGGACACGGCCTCAAAGGCCTGCTGCAGCCCGCCTCCGGCGTAGGCCTCGTTAATGGCGGCCAGCGCTTTCTTGGCCCAGGCGGAGACGGTCTCCCGCTGGCTCTGGGTCACCTGGCCCCAGATGAGCTTGGCCACTGTCTCGGCAATGCCGGCCCAATCCTTGTTCTTGACGGCGGAAATGCCGTCCTTGATGATGCCAAAGATGCCGCTGCTCAGCTCGCTCTTGGCCCCGGACAGGGCCTCGTCAATGCGCTTCTGGGTGGCAGTGACGGAGGTGTCGATCTGCTGGGCGGATTCCTCCACCTTGTCCTGCACGCCGTCCACATAGGTGATGATCTTCTCGTAGGTCTCGCGGCCGCTTGCACCGATGCGCTCCCCGGCCTCGGTGACGGTCTGTTCCACATGGCGGGACCCGTCGGCATAGATCTTGGTCACCTCGGCAGTGGTGACGGTGGCCCCGTCCTTGTAGCTGGTGGCCGTTTTCTTGGCCGTGTCGGTCAGCACCTTGGACATGTCGGCGTAGGACTTCGTCACCTTCTGGGTCACGCCGTCCACCTTGGTGGTCACCAGGGTGTATTCCCGCTCGACGCCGTTGACCATCTCCTTGCCGGATTCGGTCACCTTCTCGGTCAGGCGGTCAAACTCCTTGCCGGTGCTGTCACGGATGTGCTCGTTGACCGATTCCACCGTGGTCTCCACCTGCCCAAGGGCGTTCTGGGAATAGGTGGTGTAGTTGTCGGTGGTGGAGCGCAGGACGGTCTCTGTGACAGCCTTTTTGCTGGATTTCTTGGTGCTGGAACCGGCGGAGGACGGGATGTCACTGACTACACCAGCCGCTCCCCGGCTGCTGCCGTTTCCGGAGCTGCTGGTGCCCTTTGGCACCCACCCGTTGTCGTCATCCCACTCCATGCCCTCGTGGGCATTGTCCCAGTCCTTGGCGTTCCGATTTTGCTTGTACTCATCCCGGGATGCTGCGTAGGCGCTGTTGTAGGCATCCAGAACAGCCTTGGGTCCGTCCGGCATAGCGGCAATGGCAGCGGCGATGCCCTTGATGGCGGACCACAGCATGTTGAAGGTGGTCAGCACGCTGTTCACCGCAAAATCGGCAGCGGATTTCAGGCCGGACATGCAGGTGTCCCAGCTGGCGGCAAAGGTCTCACTGGTGGCTCGTGCGGTCGCAATGCCTGCGGTCAGGGTAGCAACCACGGCCACCACCGCTCCGATGGGGTTCGCTGCCATGACAGCGTTCAGGGCGACCTGTGCGACGGTCAGCGTGTTGGCCCCGCTTGCGGCAGCCAGGTGGGCAGCGTTCAGGGCTGTGGTCGCCAGAGAGTATGCGGCGGTTGCCGTGGTTGCCAGGGCGGTTGCGGCCTTGTAGGAAACGACTGCGGTCGTTACGGTAACCGTGCCGGTGGCCAGCAGTGCGAAGTTATCCTTGATGAGCTGCACGGCGTCGGCCAGCACGGACAGCTCCGGGGTGGTCTCCCGCACAGCGTCCAGCAGACCGTCGATGCCGTTTGCCTCAAAGCCTGCTTTGCAGGCAATGGCCAGATCGTTGCACTTGGTTACCGCCTCGCCAAAGGCGGCGGTCAGATCTTCCATGACCACGCCCGCCAGCTGGGTGGCGTTGTCCTTCAGGGTGGACAGGCGGCCATTGAGCGTCTGGCTCTGGGTGGCCATGCTGTCATAGTAGCGGCCACCTTCTTCGGCAGCGGCCTGCAGCGCCTGGGTCAGGACATCGTAGGTGATGGTCATGCTCTGCACGTCCTGCACGGACTTGCCCGTGTAGTCGGCCAGCACCTGATAGATGTTGATGCCCGCCATGGCGAACTGCTTGATGTCCACGCTGGTGGCTTTGCCCTGGTTGGCTACCTGCTGCAGGTTCTGGGCCATGCGTTCCAGCTCGGCAGACCCGCCGCCGGTGGCTGCCACCGCGTCGCCCAGGGCAAGGATGGTCTTGCGGCTGTTCTCACCGGCAGAAATGAGGTATTCGTTGGACTTGACCAGCGTAGCCGTGTCAAAGGGCGTGCGGGCTGCGTCTGCCTGCATGGCAGCCAAAGCAGCGTTGGCCTTTTCCGCGTCGCCCAGCAGGTTGGTGAGGGCGGTTCTGTATTTCTCGATCTCTGCGTTGTAGGACACGCCGGTGGAGATCAGGGTCTTGCCGGCGTCAACCACCTTGTCCACGCACTTGGAGATGATGTTGCCGATGGCCACCTGCCCCGCGGTAAACTGGGAGACGACTTTTTCTTTCGTTTCCTTGGCGGAGCGCTGTGTTTTCTGGCCGGCAGAATCGGCGTCCGTTCCCACTTTGTCGGAGGTCTCTTTGCTGGTCTTTCGAACCTTTGCCCCGGCGTCGGCGGCTTCCTTCTCGCCCTTCCCGGCAGCGCTCTTGACGGCAGCGGCGGCCTTTTGGGCCGCTTCTTCCGTTTCGGACACCACGCTGTCGGCGGCCTTGGCGGCGGCAGAGGCGGTTTTCTGGGCCGCCTGTTCCGCTGCCTGTTCTACCTGGTCAAGGCCCTCCTGGGCCCCGCTGGGATCGGTCACGACGCCGAAAACGACCTCGCCGTCATGTTCGCGTGCGATGGTGCATCACCTCCCGGAATGCTCTTTCTGATATTCGGCCTGCCTGGCAAGAATGGACGCCTTGCGGTCTGCCATGGACACATAGCGCCGGGCCGTGCCGCCGGCCTC